TCTAGCTTCTGAATGCGTTGCGTCAACTCCTGCCCAATCTTGCCGCGTCGCTCCTCCTCAGATAGATTTTTAAAGGACTTTCTAGCCGCTTTTAGCTGTTCGTTTAGGTCAAAATATGAGCCCTTTTTGAACTTGGCAGTATTTGCTTGCTTGATAAAATCTCTTTGCTCTTTGCGTGCTCCTTTTAGCTGCTCGTTAGTATCGGCAACTGTATTGCGCAAATTGATATACTCCTTTTCTGCAATGGCAAGCTGCTTGTTGAGCGCTTCAACCTCCTCAGCATTATCTGACTCAGATATTTGTTTGTTTAGTGCTTCGATCTCCTTTTCAAGATCTTTGGCAGCAGTCTTGGAAGCCTTAAGCTCCTGCTCTAGCTTGACCACCTCTTGAGTGATCGTGCTGAGTCCTTCAATCTCAATTTTTAATCCTACTGTCTTAGCCATAAGTCAAAAAAGTTTGTTTATCCCATTCACAAAAAAAGATAATAGTGTCCTCTGTATTCATTGCAAGCCCTCCCTTGATTAACTTGTCCGCTGTTACAATTTGTTCAAAAGTTAGCTCTTTTTTGTTTAGTTTGCTCATATTTGTTTTTTAGTCCACAAGTGTAGCCTTGCCATTTATTAGAGTGTTGTTGATTGCGTCTACATCTTCTTGCTCAGGCAATTGATCTAATAATAAAACGGTCTTTGTGGGTGTCTCTAAAAGTGGTCTATATCCATCAACCTCGCTCAGTACATACTCGCGACCATCAAAATAAATCCTATCTCTAAAAGTTAAGGCTGAGATCTTGAGAATATCCCAAAAATAAAAGGCCTCCAATCGCTTGCCAATCCGCTTGCGAGCAAAGTCCTGCAAGTGGAATGATCGCAAAAGACCTGGGACCTCAATATCATTGACTAACTCATTAGCAAATGAGATACTGAAATCTGTTGCATCTTGATAGTTGACCATGAAGCTTAGAGGATAGCCAAAGTTCCCAAAGGCATCCCAAACAATGTTTGCATCTCTAAAAGGTCTAAACCCACCAAAGTACAAAATGCGAGGGGTAACCTCATAACTGGCCTCGCTCGCTGTTGGATCTTCTATGTAGTTTTGTGGGTAGATGAGAGGCACTTGCACCGATCTCTGAGAGTCATCTGCTGTGATGTCTCGATCTAGCTCACAAATAGTCTTTGCAAAATAACTCAACTCTCTGACTTCTGTAGTGTCATTGAATCGGTTGTCAGGGAGTATGTATTGAGCCGTATAGATGCCAAGGGCTTGATTGACCTCAAGAAACTCCTCAGTATCTCCCTCTGTAATATATTGAAGTTGTGTGATTTTTGGAACGTTCACCTCATTATACAACTCTGACTCTCTGCTTAGGTCAAAGTCTTGCGTATCATCTTGTCCAGTCGTGCGATAAAACCCTTGTCTTAGTTGCAGCGGCTCAGTTGGTGGGTTGTCATTGACATTGGTATTGGCTTGATAGAGATATTGATCTGCAGGCTCAATCACTACCTGCCTGCTCAATGGGTCAGCCTCAAATCTTAGGTTGAACATCAGCTGCAAGTCCTTAATCATATCTAAGACCTTGCCATTGCCTAGCAAATACTTGTATATCAATGGACATCCAAAAGTCAGCTCTGCCTCTCCAATGACTGACCAACTCAGATTATAATTATAAGTGCCTCCTGCCTGCCCTGCTTTAACCAATACGAGGCTTTTCTCTTCGCCTGCCTGCAAAAAAACTACATCGCTGGTATTGTTCCATGTCTCATTATCATCATAGGGAGCATTGACCCCAAGAGTAGCAGCTCCAAATAGTGAGGATGGGATTGAGTTAGGGATACCATTTATTTGACTTTGCCCTAAAAAGCTGTAACCATTCCCAGTACCTCCATCATTGAAGTTTGATGATTGACCGAAAACAGTAATCTCATAAAAGCCAGTAAAAGGCACAGTATAGATGCCCGTTGCCTCATCATAAGGATCTAGCAATGCAGGGGTCTTAGTCTGTGTCAAAAAGTCAACCGTCCCATTGAATGGAGTTGGTCCTGCTGCTGTGCTCGCTACAATATTGAGATAGTCCTCAGAAAACTCTTGAGGGTAGCGATCTGGAAGCGGAGCAAGATGGATCAAGCGAGTAAAAGCCTCAGAGTCCAGAAAATTAGATATAATCCTGTACCCAATGGACTGAAAAGCTTTGTCCAAAATCGTGCGGATAAAAACGAACGGGGTGAGCTCCTCTAGTTTTACCTTGCCCGGCTTCTCCCACTCTTTCCACTTTACGACTGTAAAACCAGCTTCCTCTGTTGGATAATCTGCATACCATCCGTTTACTATTGTGCTTTGGTTATATATTTGATTATTATACTCATAGTCTGAGAGTCTTGCATCTTGCAATAATAGTGCCCAGTCTGCATTATTCCCATACAGATCAACCTTGTACTCCTTAGAGCGGAATCTATAGCGATCAGATTGGAGCGGAGAGCTTTGCAGTTCTGCCTGACCTTTGAACAGTGTGACACCTCCCTGCGAATAAGAGAACGGTCTGAACTCTGCTGCATCTCCGTTGTTGTTAGATATAGCACCCCAGTCCCCAAAGATAGCATCATTGTTGGCAGTAGCTGGCAACACAACAGAACGCTTGGCCGCGCTCGCTGCAATAAAACCGCCTTTGTCAACTTTGTAGCTGATCGAAAAGGGGAAAATACCCTCTTTAAGGTCGCACTCTTGCCCGTCTATAATTAAGCGTTTTCTCATTATGGTATTTGTGTGTATATCTCTGTATAATCATTGGAATAAACAAAGGAGATGAGCCCTGCATTGTCTTCAATACGGATCAAAGGCTTGGCAGTGATGTCTTTCCAAGTTAGAAAGATGTTGACAGCCGTACCAAGATCATCGTCAGCAGATAGCTCACAATCTGTGTAGTCAACATCATTGATCTCTCTGTCACAGTCTAGCTCAACCCTCGAACCTAAGAAAGTACCAGGACCAAAACTAATACGCTCCTCACAATATATCTTTGTGACTGGAGTGCCTTGAATCTCTATACCTGTCAACTCATAGGAGTTGTTCCTTAGTGTGTTGTATATGTCGTCAATATTTAAAACAGCCATATCTTAAACTCTATGTACTACATAATCCTGTGATAAATTCAAATCAAAGCTAATCGGTACAAGCCCAAAACCAACGCGCTCAGTGTATGTGTTAGGGTCTGGGAATACTCTCCAAAGTTCTGTTGCATCGTCTGGATTAACTATGTAGATCTCAGCAGATGTCAACAACTCCCTCAACCACTTTGCAACCGATGGCTTGACTTGCGTCTCTATTGTATATTTCCTTTGTGCTGTGATGTTATTCCTTAAACGACCATAGTCATACTGAGCGTGAGGCGTCGCGCTTCCTGCATCCCATGCAAGAGGCTTCTCGAAAGTCTCAGAGTTTACAACAGCAGCCAAGTTGACAAATGGCAGAGCGTAATCATCCACCCCACCAAGATCATTGAGCCATAAGAGTTTGAGCTTTTTGCCACAAATGTTGTCTATCTCATAAAGGACTTGCTCACTCAAAGGAGTGTAAGCTGAGACAATTCCGCTAAGATCAGCAGTGATCTCTCCAAAGTCAATCAGATAAGAATCCGCTGCGCTTAAGATTGGTTTATCATCTCCATTCAGCCAGTCAGTAGCTAGACTCTGGTCAATGTTTTCATATCCTACTCCAACAGTCATTTGCTGCACCGTTTGATAGGTCCCGAAAGTAGAATAGTGAGTATTGATGACAGCACCTGAAGAGTCAAGCGCTATCAGTCTAAACCCGTTGATAGTTGGTTGATTGTTGTAGAAACTCAAAAAGCTTGCACAGCCTTCTGACGTCTTATACTCTGGTCGCTTAGTCAAAAACTTGATTTGTGGAGTAATGAACTGGTCTAAGCTCCTAAGCTCTCCATTTTGACGCTTGGCAATTGATGCCTTTTGTATGAGTGAGTTCTCTGTGAAAGTAGGGTCTCCAATGATGCCAAACTCATCCTCAATCGCATACTTTAGTTGAACTTGGATGTCACCAAAAGCATCGGGGTTGTTGTCAACAAATAAGCCAGACAAGTCCCCAAACATACTAGACTTATCTCTATTCGGTGCAAGGAATCGCTGCAAAAATGCAGATATATCTATCTCAAAAAATGCAGTAGTACCAACAACCTCATCCGGGCTCTTGGTATCTATCGCTATGCTCGTGCCATTGTATAAGACATTGATCTCAATATATGCAACCGACTCAGGCGCAGCAATTGAAAACTGGCTTTTGTAGACTACTGGCTGATAACAACTAGCAGGATCGTATTGCGGCAACTGTGTGATCGGCATCTCTTCTGTTTTTTCGGTTCACTTTAAAATATCCATTACATCTTGAGCATAACTGTTGACAAGGCTTGAGCCTGCAACCCTCTTCGTAATTTATGCAATATGCGCTATCTCTTATCATGCTGCTATTGTTTGGATAAAGTTGTCAATCATGACCCCAAATACAATCTCACTATACTCCTCAACTGCTTTCGTGATCTCTAGCTCTGTTGCATCTAAGGTCTTTTGAATAAATTCAGATGGACCACCAACGGGCAAGCCCACTCTTTTATGCTTGTTTGCAATTGCAAAGGCAATGCTCAAGGCCTCCTTTTCATCATTAGCCCCAAGCTTCAACTGTGCAAAACGCTTGAGCCCCTCAATATAGTCCGACTTACCCCCACGATAAGGAGGTATAAAATCGAATGGAATACGATCGGGAGGGACTCCACCATCTAAAGCAAGGCCGTAGTCGTTTAGCAAGATGGATATTGTAGCGGTTGAGGCTGTTACCTCGATCTTGCTCTCTATCGAATCCCTCAAGCTCCCAGTCATCACATGCCCAGCAAGTTCTATCTGTGCTCTCATTGTCCTGACTAATAGCGCAGCAAGTCGCTGCAATATAAGTGCGCTGTCTCCCATAATCGTCAATATGTTGTACTGTTAGGCTGTGATTGTTAGGAATCATTTTTTTAAGGTTCTACGATCGGAGTGCTATCATTGACATCCTCCAGATCAGTGGTGACTGTATCATTAGGGTCTATATCTAAACTACTCAAATCATAGTCAAAACTACTGCATGCAGATGGGAAAACTAGTGATAAGTTTACTCTAATCATCCGCGTATTTGCAATGAATCGCGCTGGGTCGGGGTCAATGGTATAGTCTGAGATATTAAAAGGAGGTATTGCAATCTCTTCAGCATACTCCTGGAGACCTTTGATGATCCGCTCCGCTAGGACTTGCAACTTGCTAAAGATCTTTAGCTGTGTGTCTCGCTTAAAGTCAAACTGTTGTGCATTGTACGCGTATGTATCAATAAACAAAAGCTCAACTGTGTGAGTCTCAAAAAGCGATTGCGTCCCGTTCTGTTGTGTTCTTGCTGTCAGCTCTCTTGGGATCTGCAAAACATAAGGGTACAAACGACCAGTATCACTGTTAGGGTCAAAGTTGTTAGGTATGTTTCGATTGACATCTTGAGGCAGTCCATAGTGAAAGTACTTCAAATCTGCATCCAACTGGACTAGCTCATTGATAATGTTCGCAATTTGTATGAATAGCATTATTTAGTATTTTGTAAATTAGTCAAGTATTTTGCCTCTGCATTTTGCTGACTCAAGAAATTAAGAGCCATATACAAAGGCAGCTTTTCTACTTCTGGCAACTTCATCACGTCCCCCTTCGCTAACATGATATAAGTATTGAGCCATCCATAGGGTGCAACTAGCTCCTCGTATCCTGCTTTAACTGCGCGAGCGTCTGAGCCATCGAATAGATTTGTGTATCTTTCTGCAATGTGTTGCTTAGTCTCTGCAAAAAAAAAGCTATCTGGTGCGCTTGTACTGCTGTTAGATGGTCCTTAAAATGTGCCGTTCTCCAGTCAACATCATAGTCATCGTATGACTCCAATCGGCCTGTCTCTTTGTCCTTCAACCGCAAAATTATTGCAGCAATTCCAAAAAGCGCAAGATATTGACCATCCAAAGCATCTGCAAGACTCTCCTCGTACGCATTGGCCTCCGCATAATCTTCAAGCGTTGACTCGCTCATGAACTTTTGAGGCAGATAGTAGATTTTACCATCTACATCCAAGCAGTTCCAGTCTTCAACATGCTCATAGTTAAAATGAGACCTAAACCATGCCCAAGTTCCAAACAGCTCAGACAACTCCGCTTTTCTCCATTCCTTATGTCCTAGATCAGACCAAAAAGCCAACTCCTTTGCGCAGAAGTCAAATAGTTGCAGCTTCTGCTTTTGGTTCAACTTGTCAATAAATGGCTTATCATCATCATCAGCAGAGATGTCATTCCACCAGCTAGGTTGGTTTTCATCTACCCACTCAAGCCAATCAATGTACTGAGTCAAGAGGATGCTTTTAGGTTCAGGCAGAAACGCCCTTGTATTTCCTACTTTTACTCTAATCATTAGCTTTCTCTAGTTTTGTCTTTCCTGTCACCTTTGTTGTTTTGTCAAAATACTCTTTGCCACTTGTCGCAACCGCCTGCTCGTGCTTGATGGCTCTATCTAGTGCAAGCAGTGCCTGCTCTAGTCGTTGCCATGCTGTGCGATGGTATGCAACCCACTCCTCGTTTTTGTCTTCGAGTTGCTGCCTTGCCTTCTCGATTGCCTTCTTGATTGTTTCAGTCTTTGCCATTAAAATACAGTAAATTTTGAGCCTTTCCGGCCTAGTTTTTTAAGTACAACATAACGAGCGGCATCAAGTGCATGGTCATACTCCTTGACTGGCTCATCTAAAGGATTACCATCTGCATCCTCTTTATATCTATAGTTTTTCAATTCTCTTTTCAATGGCTCGCCTCCCTCCTCCACAACAACTAGCTCAAAGTTATTCATGAGAGTGATCCCAAAGCTAACAGAGTCCTTCCCTTTGATAGCCTTATGTACATTCATTTTGTACTGACTTTTCAAGTGTTCTATGAGCAAAGGATCAGCACTATCTGCAATTATCTCCTGCCTAGGACTATCTAGCTTGTCTGTCATCTGCTCCGCTAGTTGCTTAAGCTTGATAAACTTGCCATATATCTTGAGCCTTAAATATATTCGTTTTGCATCTGTGTCAATCTTTACTCCTATGAATGCCGCTGGGCTCGTTGAGTATCCAAAGTCAAGCCCGTTGATCTCTTCAATTCTGACCATCTTATAGTCCTGAATACTGCAGCTGCTCCACTTAGGATAAACAAGACCACCCTCGAAAGGCCTCGGATCTTGCTGATACATCGCTTGGAATAGCCTAGGGCTTGCATCTTTAAAATCAAGCAACTTCTTTAGACTGTGACGATCTGCCCAAAGAGCTTCACCTATCTGTCTAGGATCATCCTCGTGCTTATCTGCTGTCTCTAATATACCAGGCAATGTCAATACCTCCCACTCATGAGCTTGTTTGCTCTTCAGTATCCTTCCGCTCAGATCATCCTCGTGCCATCTTGTCTGAGTTATTAGCACTTGTGAGTCATTATGCAAACGAGTCAAAAACACCCCAGTGAACCAATCCCAAACGCGTGCCCTATATGTCGCACTATTTGCCTCAACAACGTCCTTGACTGGATCATCAATGAGACCGATGTCGACTGGCGTACCCGTAAGAGAGCCACCCACCCCAACAGACTTATAAAAACCTTTGTGTCCTACTACCTCAAATATGTCTGCATTGCGCAGATAGCTCCCTTTTGCCGAGCTTTTCACATTGGATGAGTTTAGTGTAGTACCTGGAAAAATCCCACCATAAACATCATCTTCAATAATTCGCTGAACATCTCTGTTAAAACTCTTTGAGAGATCAGCAGCATAAGAACAGCCTGCGATCTTTGCGTCTGGATTGATGCCTAATATATAAGCTGGCAGTCTTCTACTTGTTAGCTCACTTTTCCCATGTTGGGGAGGCATAAAGACCATGAGCTTTTTTATATGTCCTAGAGCAAAGGCTTGGAGCTTTTGCATAAGGAGCTTGTGATGCCAGTTAAGTTTATAGTCTGGCTTAGTTGTCAGGACAAACCTCTGAAAACTTTTCCTACTCAGTTCCGCTCTTATCTTGCTCAAGTTTAGAGTAGAGTGATTCAAGTTGTTCGAGTTCATCTATACTTAATTTTGATAGGTCAACCTTATGCTCAGTCTTGACATTTGCATCATGTTTGACCTCTTTCTTATCACTTTGGTCCAGTCTGTTCTTACCTAACCAGATCAGCATCCCTCTGTCTCCTTCCATTGCTTGCTCAAATTGCTTGAGTTTTAGCATGCTGTCTCCCTTCTCCTTTTTTTGTAGTAAATAGTCAGAAAAACTAAGTTTATGATCTTCTTTGCACCTGTCATAAAGAGTATGAGCATGAATGCCAAGAACAGCAGCGACCTCTGTCCCTGTTGCTCCTGCTACAAGGTAGCGGTCTACCTTTTCCCAATCGATATTTATTTTCGGTCTTGCCATACTTATGAAACATCAAAAATCTTGCCCCAGTTCAAAAAAAAGAAAAGCGAGCGGCTTCCCTTACAACCGCTCGCTATCTACTCAATAACTAAACCAAATTCCTTATAAAAGAAACACTATTTTTCTTACAGTATAAAGATACTGCAAACTAGTGTAAAAAGCAAAAACCTTAAAGAAATAAGCGAATTTAAGGAAATTAAGGGTATTTTTAAGGAAAATTTAAGGACGAAAAACCTAGTGATAGTGGGCGTTCTATAATAATAATAATAATAATCTTAAAAACTTAATAATAATAAGATATGTATATGAGATTAGTGTCTTGATCTCAGTATCTAGTTTTATATTCTAATATGTTTTGGGAAATTCTTTAAGGAAATCGGCAAATTTAGTACTGGTCGGGGTTTCGGTCTTAAAATAGCCCTTAAAACGCTTTAAGGACGCTTAAGGATTTAAGGAAATTGCCTTAATTTAAGGAAAAACTCAGCTAAAAAAGCGCTCTTGTATATACAAAACACTATCTTTGTATATATCGCAAGATTGCGACCAAAATATAAAAATATAAAGCAAATGAAATTTAAGAAGCAAATTTTCAGAGTAGACTATCAAACTGAGCAAAAGATTGTTTTTCTGTGCAACTCTTTGAACATCTCTAAAAGCGATTTATTTAGAATGGGAATCGATCAAGTTTATAATGACTCAATTGAGCCCAATGGAGCAGTGAGAGATGTCAAGAAATCAATAGCAAGAGCTTTGATGGATATTGCAATCTATTTGAACAATGAGAGCCCAGACGATCAAAACAGTGAATTTTATTCAATGGCTCAAAAGTTCTTGAGTGACATTGCAGATGATGCAAAGCTGAATAAAACTGAATAACAAAAAAAAGCCCCCAGGAGACTCCTGAAGGCTTCGAATGGGATAGCAGAGGGATTATAAGAATGCGTCGATCTCTAAAACAGCAATTTGGTTTTGAGGACCGGAATGAATATGAGTTTGACAAGTTGTGATGCCAAAAGACTGC